TTGGTTGAATAGGGAAGTTACCCCATACGAAGTCAATAGCGACTTCGCCTGCGGAATATAGAAGATTACCGTTGTTATTTGTTGCCATGTTTGTTCTGCTTTCTCTAGAGAGGTTGTTAATTTCCCCATGCGCTTAGGGGAACCCTTGCGTCTAGTATCCAAGACTTTTTGACGAATGTCAGGGTTTAGTCTTCACACTCGTGTACATCTAGATGCTCTTCTAAAAGAATCTCACTGCAATCACGGCATCTAAAGAACCGCACATCATCTAATCCAACGTGCAAAGAATCGGAATGCTCCGGGTCATACTCCATACGAGGTTGTTCTAGTATTTCTGGAGGAAAAGGTCCTCTTGGAGAATGAGCAGTAGATGGTATTTCGTGACCTTGAACAGCAAACTTACGAATTATCGGCATCTTTTGCTGCAGCCTTTTTAGTCGTTTTAGGTTCCGAAGTAGGTGCAGCAGTAGTTTCTTCTGGGACAGAGATGCTCTGTAACCCTTCTTCAATCATTTCTTTAAGTTCAGGTGTCTTCTCAAGGATGTTAGCAAGTTTTGCTTTTGCAAGAAATGAAGGTAAATCTTTTTCGCAAAAGTATAAGCTCTTATCTAGAGTTAGCTTGTATTCGTACCAAGCAGCTTCTTTACAGTTAGCACATTTCATTTATTTTTTCCTTTTTGACATAGCTCGCCCTGTTTTAGGGTCGCGGTCTACTGTACCGGTTTTTGGAGCCGAAGATGTTTTCTTTGTTGATTTCTTAGCCTCTGCTGCTTGTATCTCTTCAGCAGATAAGGAGTCTCTACGAACAGTACGTCCAGTAACTGGGTGATTAATTAAAAGACCTTTTGCAGGAGTAGGTTCAGATGAAGAAGGTGGTTCTTTCTTTGGTGGAACAGAAGGCATTCCTACAGCAACAGGCGCTGCTGTTTTCTTAGGCTCTTCAGGAGCAGCCGGAGCAGCAGGTGTTTCTTGCTTAGGGGCTTCAGGATGAGCAAAGGTAAATGTAGCTCTAACACCTTGATGGTCAAGACTTGCTTCTGTTCCAGGAGCAGCGTGCTTACTTAGTGCGTCTAAGAAGGAAACAGCACGGGTGCTTGCATTTCCTGCATGAGTATCTTCTAAACTCTTTACTGCAATCTCGTGGTTGTTTCTATGTGAAGCTTCGTTAATTGAATTAACACTTGCTTCAGCAGCTGCATGAACAGCGTTGTGATGGTCAGCAGCTTTTTTCTCTAAATCGTTTCTGTGGTTTAGAACAGTTGTTCTAATCTCGTGACGATGACCTGCAGCTTGTTCTTTAAAACTAGAGTCTGCTTCAATCTGAGATATATCAGTTTGGGTCTTACCTTGAATACGAGCAACGCCCATTGCTGAGCGTCCTCTAATCTTTTCTTTTTCAATATCTACTGCGCCACCAATAGTAGCCAAGTGAGCTTCATGACCGTGTTGGGCGCCCTGCATGGTTCTTTCGTGCTCGTGTTGAGAGCCCTGCATTTTTTCGGCGTGAGCCATACCTATGATGCCTTTACCTGTAGCGTTCAAAGAACTAGCCCCCTTATTCATCTTGTTAGAGAGAGCCGACACAGGATTCCAATTTTGAGCTGGAATGTTAGCGTTCATCTTATTCATCTCTGGCATAGGTCTATCTTCCCCTACTTTGGGAGTTCAGTCTTGGTATTTGAAACGCAACTTTCAATTTTTTCTAGGCGTTCATTTAAGACTACAAATGCTTCCATGATGATTGCTTGATTCTCATATAGCCGGTCTACACGGTCTTTAACAGTGGTAAACCCACCGTTTTGGCTTAGTTCCCCGTCCATGTTGTTGAGGCGCTGCATTACCCCAGGAACAGCGTCGCGACCTGGTGCGGCTTCTTCGCCTTCCCAGTCTCGCATAAAACGCTCCATCCAAGCACCCCAACGTTTTAACTTCTTATAGAAAGGATTCAAGAGAACTCCTAGGCTAATGAGAGCACCAGTGACTACACCGATAGTCATAAAAGTATTTGTCACTGGTGCATCTCCTCTAAATTACTTCTTGCCTAAACCGTATGATGGGTCTTTTGGGTTTACGAACTTGGCTGCTGGTCCGAGTAGACCTGCAACAAAAGCACCAGCCAATGTCTTTGGGTCCGAAATACCTGCCATGTAAAGCGCTGCTACTGCAGCAACTGATGCACGAAGCCAAGATGCTCCTGCAGACTTAAGTACTTTGATATCCATGTTTCTCCTTACTAAATGCCCTTTGGTTAATAATCTCTTATTCGTCGCGGTTGCGCAGTGGATACGTGATAGCCCATGCAATTAGTGTTGCGATAATTGCATATCCAACAACTGTTTTTGCAGAACCATCCAACACAACCCACGCAATAAACATGCCAAGTAATGTCCACAGTTGGTCAATCATGTCTTTTAGTAGTTTCATTGTCTACGTCTCCTTACGCTCTTGCTCTCACCTGATGAGCCTCCACCACCAGAACTTCCGCCCCCACCTGTTGAGCCCCCTGTTGAGCCCCCAGCAGCACCGGCTGCTGCACCTACTGCATTCATAGCAGCACCTGCGGCAACAACAGTTGCAACAACCATGTCGGTTGCTTCTTCTCTTTCTTCATCAGACATATCAGCACCAACACTGCCTAACGCTTTTAGTGCTGCGCCTGGGTCAGTAAATGCTGTTTCTAATAGTGCGCCTGGGTCTTGCAACAACTCTACCTGTGCAGCAACTTCAGCGGTGATAACAACTGCATTACCGTTTTCGTCGGTACGCACATCAACTGGAGTTTCTGGTGGCAAATCTTTGTATTCAATTCCTGCTTCAGCAATTGCTTGTGCTGAAATTGGTTCGCCTTTTGCTTCTTCTATAAGATTGTTTGCAACAACTTCTTTTTGTTCAGGAGTAAGTTTACCTTCTTCTGCAGCTTTTTTGATTGCATCTTCTTCTGCTTTTTCAGCTGCTTCTTCAGCAGCAAGTTTTTCTGCAGCAGCTTTTTCTGCAGCTTCTGCAGCAGCTTCAGCTTTTGCTTCTGCAAGTGCGGCTGCTTCTTCAGCAGCAATTCGTTCTGCCTCTAGTCGTGCTTCTTCTTCAGCTTTTGCTTCAGCTTCTGCCTCTGCTTTAGCTGCTGCTTCTTCTGCAGCAATTCTTTCCGCTTCTGCTTTAGCAGCTTCTTCTGCTTTAGCCGCTGCTTCAGCTTCTGCTGCTAAACGTTCTTCTTCGGCTTTCTTTGCAGCTTCTTCTGCTGCGATGCGCTCTTCTTCTGCTTTAGCCGCTGCTTCTTCAGCAGCTTTCGCTTCTGCTTCAGCCTTTAAACGTGCTTCTTCTGCAGCCTTAGCTTCTTCTTCTGCTTTAATTCGTGCAGCTTCTGCTTCTGCTGCTGCTTTCTCTGCAGCGATTCTTTCGGCTTCTGCTTTAGCTGCTGCTTCTGCAGCAAGCCTGTCTCGTTCTGCTTGTTCTGCTGCTGCTTGTTCTGCTGCAAGTCTTTCTGCTTCTGCTTTTGCGGCTGCTTCTGCTGCAAGTCGTTCTTCCTCTGCTTTAGCCGCTGCTGCTTTCTCTGCTGCAATACGAGCAGCTTCTGCATCAGCAGCTGCTTTCTCTGCAGCAAGTCTTTCAAGTTCAGCAATACGAGCAGCTTCTGCTGCGGCTGCTTGTTCTGCAGCTATACGTGCTGCTTCAATTCTTGCAGCTTCAACTCGTGCAGCTTCAGCAGCAGCTGCTTGTTCCGCTGCAATTCTTTCTGCTTCAATGCGAGCTGCTTCAACTCTTGCAGCCTCAGCAGCAGCAGCTTGCTCTGCAGCAATCCGAGCAGCTTCAATACGGGCTTCCTCAGCAACACGAGCTGCTTCTGCAGCTATAGCGGCTTGTCTTGCAGCTTCTGCTGCGGCTGCTTGTTCTGCTGCGATTCTCTCTGCTTCAACACGAGCTGCTTCAGCAGCGATGGCTGCTTGACGTGCTATCTCTGCAGCAATTGCTGCTTGTCTATCTAGCTCTTCTTGGCGTGCTAACGCTGCCAATCTTTCAATCTCTGCAATACGAGCAGCTTCAATTGCTGCTGCTTGCTCTGCTGCAATACGTGCAGCCTCAGCAGCTGCTGCAATACGAGCAGCTTCGGCAATTGCGGCAAGTCGTGCGGATTCTGCCTCTGCTGCAATTCGTGCAACATTAGGTATGAGTAATGAAACTGTATTTGAGTTACCGGAATACATACCCAAAGTGTCGTTGTCTGAACGAATAGAGAACGTATACGTAGAGTCTAATCCTCCACTACTTGCAAACACTTCTTGGCTAATAGTGATACTGGTGTTTAGTGCGTTTGCATCTCCGACGTTACCTGTAGCAATACCCCACCCGTTAGATGTGCCATTACTAAAGAAGATTGCATAACGTTCTGGTGAAGTACCTTCACTTGGGGCTGTCCAACTAAGTGTTACTACCCCATTGTTTACTTGACCAATTAAGTTGGTTGGGGCGTTTACTGGTGGTACGTATGGAGGAATTGCTGCAAGAGCTGCTTGTGCTGTGGACAACCGCTGCTGTGCTGCTTGTAGTATGACTAACAAAGCAGGGTCTTTAATCATGGCCCCAGAAGAAGTGCCAAACCAAGATGCTGGAACAGCTCCCCAGTTAATGGAATTTTGGTAGTACAGCATTGAACATGCCCCACCGCCATTTTCATAAAACCAAGCATCTAATGCATAAGTTGTTCCTGCAGTTAATTGGATGTTTGTACCATAGGCTCCGTTGCAGCCTTTATCTATCCATTCACTGATGACAGGTTGACCATTAATAGCCATAAAAAATCCATCGTCAGCAATATTTCTAAAACGATACGTGTCTGTTGTTGGCACAGTAATGTTTCCATAGAAGTGGACCGTTACTTGGTCAGAGTTACATCCTAAAATTGAACCACTGCCCCATTGAAAGTAAATCTGACTTACAGGAAGTGTTGCACATAAGTTAGCTTCGTCAGGGGTCATGCTCATCGTGTTGTTATACACTTTTGCTGTTAATCCTGTAGTTACAGTGGAACCATCAGAAATTAAATTATTGTCATAGTTTGCTTGCGCAATATTCACCGCCGTTTGAGCAGCAGCAACTTCTGCTTGGGCAGCAGAAACTTGTGCATTGTACTCTTCAAGAGTAATTGCGTAGCTTGATGATACGAGTACCGCCGGTAAACCCAAAGCGGATAGGAATACGAATAGTGCTGCGATTTTTCGCAGTGTTTTCAAGTAACCCCTCGGAAACTCTAATGCCCTCTAGATTGATATTAAAGCATAAGTTACATTGGTTTTCTTAGCTTATTAATTATTTGTTTTGAGTTGTTGTCTTGTGAGTTAGTTGATTCACCTTGTACACCTTTACCGCGACTAGCCCAAGCAAAAATAGATGCACGACTAGTTCCTTTCACTGTTGGAGAAACAGGGATAAATTGTTGGTCTGCAACACTTCTATTGTTTACTTTTAACAATTTACGATTTAGTTGGTTACCCATCAAACACCACTGCTCGCAGTTCCGCCATATCCTAAACCTGAGTTATCAGAGACAGTGTCACCAAGATTTTGTCCTAAGTCTTGAATTGGATTTCTGTATTCATCTGATTGTGTTTGTATAGGAGTACCAGACATAAGTGAAGGCATCATTAAAGTGCCGTTCATATACCCATAGCCAGCACCTACAAATCCTGACTCTTGTTTGCGAGCATAGCGACGTCTCTGCGAAGCTTCGTAAGCTGCAAGTGCCCCATCAAATTGGCGACTTAAATTACTCATCAGTAGTTTCCCTGCTCTAATAGTCCTTCTGGGTCATACACGCTCTTAGCTTTTAGTACAAGTGTGTAACCGGTCTCTCGTGCGTGGTGCCCGCAGAAATAGAGAGAACCCGTAGAAAAAGTTGCACGAACCATAGCTCGTGCTGCGCACTGGTCACAGCGGTCTGTAGCCAATAACTCTGTCTCTTTGATAAGAGTCATGAATCAAACCCTGGTTTTGGCAAAGCCTTAGCGTAGTTAGCGGCAAACTTGTCTTCTTCATTAGAGATTGCTAAACCTCCAGGACCGTCATACTTCTCGTTTTCTGGCATAGCTTGTTTACTGAGTGTAATGCTTTGCTGAGCTTCAGATAACATGTCAATAGTCTACTCTCGTGTAGGATGCTCTCCATGCCAAAGTACGAATACTCCTGCGTTCAATGCGACCTAGATTACGAAAAAGAGCGTAGCATACATGAAACAGAACCTAAGTATGTCTGTGACAAATGTGGCTACGCTCTTAATCGCGTCTTTAACTCTTTTGGCCTTCAGTTCAAAGGCTCAGGATTTTATAAGACTGGCGGTTAGTTGTAGTTTGGGTCGTTTTCTTTTTTAGAAACCTCTACTAAACCACCAAGCTTCTTCTTTGCTCCTGAAGAAATGACAATGTCTTCACCTGATTGATTAGCTTCAACTTGTAGGTCAGCAGCTGTTTTAGAGTTAACATCTACTGCAGCAAAAGCTGAGTTAATTTCATCTAAAGATAGTCTGCCATCGTTCATAAACCCACGAGCTAATTTTTCAATTACTGCTGCAACTGCTGTAAGTCCAGCAACTGTAACTGCGTTAACAACTGAAATACCTGCAATAGAGCCTGCACCAATTACTGATAGACCTGATGCTGCAAATACTGCAACAATGCGCAAAAGCACGTTGCCAAACATTTTAAATCCTGATTTCATCTCAACCCCTCGGTTGCTAGAGCCCCCCTCTAGTTAAGACTATTATCAGTCAGCTTGGATTCCCATGGCTTCTAAATACATATCTTTTTCAGCCATAAGGAACTCTTTAATCTGTTTCTGTCGTTCTGTAATCTGTTCTTCTGTTTTAATAATTGTTTCTTCGTCCAATTCTGCTTTGTGTTCTTCATAGATGTTTGTGGCATGGTCTAGGACCGACTGCCATCCTGCTGCGGTCATTTGGGAAGCTTCCCAACGGTCTGTAATAGCTTTTGTTTGTTTTTCTTTTAAGAAAGACTCAGCCTCTGCTTGGTTTGCCCAAACTTTTTTTTGTCTGTTTGATTGGTATGGTGGGTATGTCATGTGGTTACCTTATCAGTTTACTTGTATTGCTCAACAATCTGGACTGGTCCTGAGGTATTGACATCCAGCTTTGCGGCTATTTCTACGGCTTTCTTTGGGTCAGCTCCGGCGTGCAAAGCGCCAATAGCGTAATCAGAGCCTGAACCTACACCGTAGATTCCATCTGCAGACCTGCAAACTGATAAATCATCAGCAATATCAAAGACCTCTCCACCTACAGCAATAATGAAGTTAAAGCGATTTTCATCAGCTTTACCGTCACCCTTGCCCTCATTGAAGTCGTAACCGTTGTCTGTCAGGCATTTACGAAGAGAAGGCATTACTTTTGTAATCATAAAGTGATAGATGTCTGCGGAGTCTTTGGCAGTCAACTTTGGGGCATTCCACATATGCTGAACAACATCGCAAGGTTGAACTTCTCCGCTACCTGCAATTAAGAAAGCTCCACGTTGTGAAATCTTCTTCATGTCTGGATGGTTGTATTTACGACCACCACCACCAGTTACCTGATTATCGGCAGCGATAACGCACTTGTCCTTATACTGGACTGCAACGATTGTTGTCATACTCACCCCTTAAAGAAAGACCCCCCTAGGTTACCAGATGGGTCCCTAGGAGGGTCAAACAAGCCAATCTTCTTTAGTGGGTAGTTTTCATCAATTCAGTCCAGGTCTTAGGGCCAATAATGCCATTAGAGTCCACAAGGTCGTGATTGTCCTGAAATGCCACAACTGCCTTCTTTGTCGCAGGTCCGTAATCGCCGTCTGCAGCCAATCCTAGAGCCTTCTGTACGAGCTTGACAGATTCTCCCTTATCGCCAGGCTTAACCTGTCCTGGGAAAGCTGGGGGGGTTTCTACAGGTATCTCTGCTTGGACCTCGTTGCCTACATAGTTAGGGCGGCCCCAACCTACGATAGAGACCAAAACTTTTTTCTTGTTTGGTTTGTATGCACGAACTTGGGCGCAGACTTCTCCGCCATTTCGTTGGTCTCCTTTTTTCTTCCCGCTAGTGTTTCCCTCAATAGCGGTAACGACACCGTCGGAATCAATTCCTGTGCAGATACCTACGTGAGAAATCCTATCAACACCGTCTCCCGGAAAATCAAAATACAGGATATCTCCAGGTTGTGGGGATTGACCGCAATCAGCGTCAAACCAAGTCTTCATTTTTTTAAATGCTGCGGCTCCTGCAACTGTAGAGACAGTATTAGGAATCTTTACGCCAGCCATGTGGCCGCACCACATGACGAAACTTCCGCACCAGGGTAAGAAGTTTGCTTTCGTAAACTTACCGTACTTAGTCTCGTTGTCTTTTGGGCCTTCAATAGTGCCCAACTCTTGTTTAGCAATCTCAATAATTGCTGCTGCTGTTCCTTTTTCTGCCATTTACTTCTTCTTCTTTCTTAGAGCAGCAAAGTCAGACCCCTCTAGCTTGCCGTCCTTGTCTACATCAAGTTTCTTTTGCTTAGATGACATGCCTTTTGCAGCCGCCTTCTTAGCGACCTTCTTAGCAGTCTTCTTCTTTCCCATACACCCACATGTAGCGCACATATTATTTCTTCTTTCTGTTTTTGTTGCCTTTGGCGATGTTGTCAGAGGCTTTCATTACTTTGAGGTTTTTAGAACTATCATTGTTCTTATTGTTATCTGAGTGGTCAACGTGTTCGTTCTTCTTGAGCTTTCGCCCTAATTCTTGTTCTTTCTTGTAACGGGCGGCGTGAGTAGAGCTCATCTTGCCTGTTGAGGTATTTAGAGTAACCATGCGCTTGCGTCCACCCTTTTCCTTATCAGGGTAGGGCCCATAAACTTTAACGGTCATCGCGTGGTCTCTCTATCTCTCGGTCCATACAGATACACTTGCATGTGTCTACCACGCAAACACCCATATCTAGTTCGTGTTCACATTTGATGCAATTCATATGGAATAGTGTAAAGTGTCCGCTATGCCATTTCTGGATAAAGACAAACAAAGAGAGTCCTCCCGTAAGCATTACGCAAAGAACAAAGAGGCTATAAAGGAGCGGACCCTTATAACCAACCGGCTTATCAGGCAGCGCAACCGAGAGTACGTTATAGGGATTAAAGGCAATACCCCTTGTGCTGACTGTGGAGTTAGCTATCCCCCTTACGTTATGCAGTTTGACCACATCATTGAGGGCAAGAGAGCCAATGTCTCAGACCTGGTTCGCTCAGGGGTGTCTATAGACAATATTCAGATTGAGATTGATAAGTGCGAGTTAGTCTGCGCTAACTGCCACGCAGAGAGAACTCACGGAACACAAGAGTAAGTTTTTAAATCCTCAATCAAAGAGTCCCAAGTTGTTAGGTGTTGTTTTTCTATTTTGTAAAAGCAATCAGTAATCTTGCGGTAAGGGTCAGTAACAGTTTTTTTAAACCACTTGTCCTTAGTCTTAGAGTGAACGATTAACATATTGCCACTCTTTTGACTAACCATCACATAGGCATATGGCTTTACCTTCTTAGCCTCATAACCCGAGACGGTATCCACATAGATATCTTTTTGCCAAAATAACTTAGGGTCTTCTGAAAACCCCAAGTTACGTGACTTAACCTCAAGAACTAATCCGTTGTCAAGAATGATGTCTTTCTCATTCTCTGTCATACGTTTAATCTCGGCTGCGGTACTGACTAGTTCTAATTCAGGAACAGTGCACTCAATACCTTCAAAGCGCAATCGCTCTGCAACCATCTCATTGAATGAATGTCCTGCTGTCATTGCGGCGTGATAGTCAAAGCTCATGAGTTCCACAAATCTTCTTCGCGTTGTAGTTCGGCCTCAACGGTAGCTGGGTCGGGTTTTATCTTCTTCTTGGCTACTTCGGAGAAGAACTCTTCTTTACTTGCAATTTGGTGCGGGTGCGATTCGGGGTAACCTTTGGCCTTCTTCTCTTTCACACCTCGTGGCTCATGTGGGTACTTGTTAGGGAACTGCTCTTTGTGCATTAATTGGCCTTACCGAGTATCCGATTAACTTTTGTTCCGCATTCGTCACAGTTGCCTTGAGCCATACGACGACCTGAGTCAGACACACGCACGAAGCCTTCAAAGTCCACATTCTCTTTACAATCAATGCAATAGGCAGAACCACTGTACTGCTCAACGCCGGATGAGGTTTTTTTCTTTTTCTTCTTCACCGGGGCAGGCTTTTCGCTCGCCACGCCAAAATCGGCTATCACGTGAAATCCAACTTCCATATAAGTCTGAATGTTAAGAATCATATCTTCAGGATGGTTAAGTTGGTTATCGCTACCTAGGTATGTGTAACGACCTAAGTACTCACGAAGACCTGGAAGCAACTTATCCAGGAACTCATCAGTTGTCATCCAACCATGTGAACGAAGACGAGCCTCTTCCTTGGCATCTACATCTTTATTTAAGAATCTCATTAGTTCTCCCAAAAATGTTGTGGTTACGTTTCCATAGGTAAATCTTAAAGAGTACTTTGCCACGAATTACAAACTCAAGCAAGAGTCGTGTTGTCCCTTTTTCCCTGTCTAGCTGGTACAGACGAAAAACTCCTGTGCGTTTCACGTACTTGAGTAGATATGACTCTAACTCTGGAGAGAGCTCATCGTCTGACATTAGTCCTCCCGACATTCTGCGCAAACCTTCTCAGGTACGCTAAATACGATAACGGTCTTGCAATCTTCTGCCCACTCACCGCAAGTGCTGCAGTAGCCATTAGTTCCTGTCACTTTGTACCTCGGGCTACCGCTGCTGCCCATTGCAGTGCGTCATATGCAGCTGGGGTGGTGCTTGACTCTTTCCACTTCTCAATCTTCTGAGCAATCTCCTCACGAAGTTCTTGCTCTCTTATCTCCCAAGTTTTTTCCATCATGCTCTTCCAAAGTCGTCTTCAAGGCGGATGATGTCATCTTCGCCAAAGTAGGTACCCAGTTGTACCTCAACAAAGACTAGGTCATCTTCACCGGTATTGCTAATCCGATGAGCCATACCTTCTTCAATAACATAGGCATCTCCGGCAAGACACATAGCCTCTTGGTCATTTAAACGGACTAGCCCAGTGCCTTGAACTACTATCCAGTACTCGCTGCGCTTCTCGTGGGTCTGC